TAGAAATATGAAAAATATATGGACTTGGATAAGTGAATTTATCGGATGTTTAGCTTTGTTTGGTACGTTTTACATTTGTTACATTCTTATGTGGGCTATCTACCCAGAGGGATTTTAAATGAGTTATCAAAAGCCACCTGTAGATTCTAGAAACATTTATACAACTGGTGTTGTGCAACAGGCTTGTGCAGCAGGAACAATAAAAAGTACGTCTGATCTATTGGAGTGGACTAAGATTGCTACAATGGCTTATGACCGATATATGAATACTAATTCTATGGTAGTGAAAGAAGCTGCCTTTGGAATTATACACGCACACTTGAATGGTCTGACACATATAGGTCAGCTTGAGGGTGACCCTACGGCTAATATAATGCCGTTCCACGAAAAATTTAGCGATCAATTACAGGTCTTTATGGACAATCAAACTCTGGCTAATCTTTACAATCAAATATATTTTATAACAAGAGAAAGACTATTAAAATGATAACAGAGCAACAAGATATATATTTTATAGAAGGTAATCCACAAAAGGGTTACAAGCCAGAATACGCATCAAAGATCGGTGTAATACTACCACCAAATCAAAGTCGAGGTGAAAACGAACCTACATTTTTATTGAATATGCTACCTCAAAGACAAGGCAAGATGGTTGTTATGCCTAAGGGTCAAAAGCCAGGACAAGCTAACCCACAACAAGGGTTTGCACCTAACAACTATCAGCAATCAACAGGTGGAGGTTATCCCCAACAAGGCAACAACCCACCACCACCAACAGGACAAGGTGATTACGGCCAAACGTCTGGACACCCTTATGCACCTGGTAACACCAATTACTAAGTGACGTTTAGTACAAAACATAAAGTCTATGTGATCCCTGTAGCTAACTGCCTAAAGGTTTGCATAGACAAACAAACAATAGCTATTCCTATGAGCAAAGAAGATTATGGTAATTTTGCTTGGGAAGTAATGCAAAGATGGAGAGAGAGTAGTGACAAGGTTAGGGCTGAAGATATTAAAATTTACGAAAAACTACGTTAAGAAGCACGAACTGCCACCAACATTTGTTGAAATAATGGAAGCAGTTGAAACTAAATCACGTTGTGCAGTTCAGTATGCAGTAGATAGATTAGAAGAAGATCAGCTTATAAAAAGAATACCAGGTCGTGCTAGGAATATATGGCCTGTTTAATTATATAAACTTTCTTCTATTACATCACCAATATCATTATCGTCAGCTTCAATTAAGTGACCATATATATTCATAGTGGTTGCTAAATCTTTATGACCTAACTGTTTAGGTATCCATTTAAAAGACTTCTTTTCTTTCATAGCAACTTCAATAATAATACTAGCATAGTAATGTCTTAAAGAATGAACACAACCTTTCCAATCAGATTGTTTGCCTATAATCTTGAGTGCCTTTTTAATACCACCCTTTACTAAACCACCATGAGTTCGTGGTAAATTCTTTTTTTTGGAACTAGCAAATAGCCAATCACCACCATTAAGACCTATAATATAGGCTTTGATTCTATCAACTGATTTAGCACCTATGTAAACAAATCTTTCTTGTTCACCATTTTTTAGTTCATTGTATCTGATGCCATACCTAGTTTGCACCCTAGTAATCTTAACAAAAGGCTTTGGTGAGTTAAAAAAGAAATCACTAGCTTTTAATGGGCTAACCTCACTTGACCTAAGACCTAATGAGCATAGATGCGTATATAAAGCATTATCAGGGTTACAATACTTATCAACGGCTTCTAACACTTCCCTAGCTAGTTCTTTGTTTGGACACCATACTTGCTTCTTAGGTCTGCTAATTTTAGCCTTTTTGCTTTCAGATGGATTTATATCAAAGTGCTTTCTATTTTCGTTATATATATAGGTTATTGCACTTTTAAAAAAACTATAAATATGAACAATTGTTGTAGCTGAAACATTGTGCTTAGTTCTTTTAAGTGTCTTTAATATTTTATCCATCATGTGATCGTTTAAATCTGCAATCTTGTAATCAATTAGAGGTTTATCATCAACCTTAAAAGGCGAATGTTCATCAGCTAAATGATTATTTATATAGCCTAAATAGTTTCGATAGCTTGTAGGGGCTACATTCTGCTTTGCATAAGGTAAAAAACTATCGAAAGCATCTTTAACAGTTAATTTACTTTTAGGTTTTAGATCGCTAATTTTACCTGCTTCTTTTATCTTTTCTAAAATAATTTCTTTAGTTTTACCTCTAAATCTACGACCATTAACAGTTGCGTAATATCCATTATATTTATCTTTATTAAATTTAATTGACATTACTTTGCTCCTTTTAAAATACATTTAGATATAAATTCACGCACTAATTCTTGATTACTAGACATTTCATCTAGCATCTGATCTTTGTTAAATAGAACTGCCTGACACATTTGATCGAACACAATCCGACCAATAGTTGTCCTATATAAGTAGTTAAAATCTTGGTTCATTTTATGCTGCTCCCTTTAATTTGTTGAGAACATCATTGGTGAAATCTCTATCAGCTTGGTCTGGTTGCATACCATCAACTGCTATCCATTGAACTAAACCATCTGTTATTTTACCTGTTTTTTTGTCTGTTGTGAAAGTAGCTTTTTGCATCCAAAAACCACTTGCTTTAAGGGAAATGCCACTTTCGTGAGGTCTAGTGTAAGTAATCACACATTTATAACCCATAGCAAAACAAGCTGCTTTTGCTTTACCAAGAAGAAAACTTGCAACATCTTTGCCACCCTTAGTACAGAGTCGTCTGATCTCTACATGATCCCTTCTTCTGTTCCATTTAGATGATGGTACATCAACTGTAGCAACTCCTAGTAAAGAGTTAACATCAAACCCAAGAGAATTACTGTCTTTTTGGTCAACAGCACCAATAGAAAATTTATGTCTTTTAAGTGGCTGTGAATGTCTGTGATTTTCAGACACAAAACTTTGTGCTTCATCAAGTGATAGTTTTACATTTGTAAGTTTCATTAAATAGTCTCCTAACCATTTTCGCTTATTTATAAGAATATTATATGCGAATACGCATAGTAATACAAGTAAAAAAAGACTATTTTTGAAACTTTACCTGTCACACTAAATTTATTTTGGGGTTGCTGAAAAAAATCTAACAGACTTTTACAGACTATTTTGGGGCTAAAAACACCTATTTTTGACCTAATTTCTAAGTACGAGTTAAGTACCAAATAGGTACAGATTAGGTAAGGGTGTTTTAAATTAGGTAATGTTTTCAATGAGTTGTTGGCTAAGTCATTGTATTTGTTACCACTATTCAAATCAGGAAAAGTGGTGAGCGCGACAGGATTCGAACCTGTCATCTTGGCTTGTAAGCCATTGAAAACACTTAATTTATTTTTAGGTACAGACTTAAACAGATTCATAAATAATCCTCTACTTACAAGAATCTTATTTACTACAAAACTATAAGTCAAATTTTATATTTACAGACTATTTTTGACCTGTCACCCTATGCCTTACGTCTTTTAGCCATCTTGTTTGGTTTTATCTTTTTGACCATTTTCATTTTCTTTTTCTTTGGTTTCATAGAACCATAACCTTTACCCATAGGCATCATATTTCTCCTTTGTTAACATTTCCATCTGCGTCTTGCAGCCTTACCTCTTGGGCCTGTCCAACTCCTAGACCTAGCACAAAAAGACTTTCTTCTAGCAGCAGCTTTACTACCAGGCTTTACCTTACCTGTTACTGGTGCTTTTAAATTACTGCCTGTGGCTTTGTTGTATTTAGCCCTACCCTTTGCCGTAAGACCACCACCTTGTTTTATTGATCGTTTCTCACCTCTACCAACAGATAGATTGACTGACTTTTTTTTCTTACGTTTAGATTGAGCCATGCAATGATCTCATGCGTTTAACAAGCCTACCTGCCCTGTTAGGCACTTGTTTATACCATTTAGAATCAATCATCTCATCAGCAGCTTTGTTCCAATCTCTAGCATCAACACCTGCTTTCATGCCTACAAACTTTTTTAGTCTAGGATAGCCAATATTAAACATCATGTTTGCAATGATTAGCTGTGCATCATTTGGCAGGTGTTCAAAGTCATCATATAATAATTCACAGTCACTAAGGACAGTTTCTATATCTTTTTTAAAGCAGTCTTCGACTCTTTCCTCTGATACCTCTGTACCAACATCCATATCATTTTCAGGATCAGTAGCTTTACACAAGTGACCAATACCAAAAGTCTTATAACCTAAATGATCTAAATATATCTCATACTTGCAGCCCTCATCAACTTCAAGTTCTTTTCTTAACTGATCTATGTCCATGATTTGCCTTTTTTTGGTATGTGTTCTTAAATGCCTAAACAGGTCTTGCATTACTTTCTTTTTCTAGCTTTTGCCTGTGCAGTCTTGGATAGTTCTCTCATATGAAACAACGGCTTTGATGAAGCTGTGTGTGTCTTACCAGAATGTAACTTGCCATTAGGCATCCTGTGCATACCACCCTTATGTTCTGTGCCATCTCTAAAATAATGCTTTACACCTTTTGCCATTACTTCTTCCTCTTTTTCTTTTTTAGTTTCTTGAAATCTGCACCAGTTATCTTGTTTCTTGGTGGGGCTGTTCTAGCTAGTTTTTTCTGTTTTGAAGAATATTTACTAAACGGCATTATCGTTTCCTTTTTCTTACTATTGTTTTTACCTTACCTTTTGGATTGGCACGTTT